TAAGGGTTGACGTTGTTTTTGAACAGTGTTCTTGTGATTTCGTCGTTCAGTTCGAACAACGTGGTGCGGGAGATCTTAGCGATCTCTCTTTCGATCACGAGGAAGAGCCTTCTTACGTTGATGCGATCGAATGCGGAACTGTAAGCCAGTGCCGTCTTGTCACCCCAGAGAACTGTACCCTCACCCTTGTAGGTGACGATGGGGTTAACTCTGGCGGAGTAGAGGTTATCTCTCTGGAATTTGGAGGGGCTGTAAGGCAACTTAGTTACGTTACGGATTTGACCTCTGGAAATACCAGCAGGAGAGAACCAAGGTTCTGCGCGGTATGCTGTGTTCACAACCGTACCAGCGACGTCACCGTTCAGAGGAACATAAGTTTCTCTTTCATCACGATATCTGTCATACATCTTCTTATAACCACTGTCAAATACAGCGTAGGAAGAAGATGTCAAACCGTCTGCCCACTGAACAATTCTTTGAGTTGAGCGCTCAGTGTCGAGTTGGTTGATAACTGCGTTGCGAGGAGGAGACAGGAAGCACATGCAATCCTTTCTCTTCTCACAGATGTTGATGATATTGTTACCCAATGAGGTGGCATCCTCAGCGTTGTCCTCAGAAGGACCCTGAAGGATGTAATCCAGAATCTCAACGGATTCAACATCGAATTTGCGATATGCCTGAAGTCTCTCACCCAGAGTAGCTTTCAGGTTGTCAACACCACCTTTCAGAAGTCTAGAACCTTCAGCGATGTAACCCACAGTGGAGTTAGATTTAATGCTGTCACCAGGACGGAGAGCCGTCTCAGGGTTCAGGTTAGATCTGAATGGTTCCAGAGGCTGGTTAGAATAAACGTAGATAGAATCGTTGTTAATTCTGTCAGCGTAATAGTTGTTGACGTTGTCAAGTGTATAGGTGCCTCTCAGTTTAGATACACCAAAGAATGTCTCAAGGACGTTACCACGTGAACCAGTCAAGTCACCAGTTGCGTCATAGATGATGACGTTGATACCATCATTAGTGACGTTTCTGTCTTGAGCGTTAGTGGTGTCAATGGGACGAGGACCAAAGCGATCCCAGTACAGACCTTGGAAAGCGATCTGAGTTCTGTACCAATCAACCAGGGCTTGAATGGAATAGACGTACTCGCCGTCCATAACCAAGTCACCATTCTTAGGCTTAGCCAGGTTGTACCAGAGTTCCGTTCTAGAATTGTAGACGAAGCTCATACCAATTTCAGTAGGACCAGTCAAACCAGCGAGAGAAGGGAATACCTTCTGGTTCATTCTGGGATTAGCGGGCCAACCAAAATCATTACCTTCTTCTTTAGTGAAGGTCATAGGTTGCCAGATGGTGTTAATCACCATTGGGTTCCTATCGGGGTTGTTAGGATCGGCAATGTCAATCTCAGCTTGAAGCTGCTTGTTATTATTACCTTGATCCAATCCAGAACCATCAGTCTTCAAGCCTTGACCCTGAGTACCAGATACACCAGGTGTAGTTGCTTCACCCAACAAGCTAACAGGTTGACCTTCAACCTTGTAAAGCTTTTGAGTACCACTCAAGAATGAGTTCTGAAGACCATAAGAAAGGGTAGCACCACCATCAATAGAGACGAATGTACCGTTACGAATCTTACCCCAGGTAAGCATCACTCTGTAGACACCAACGTAACCAACCGTGCTGTCATCAGGAGCCATTACATAACCACCACCGATGCAAGTCTTGTCGGTGTTAGGGGTGTCATAAACTTCGAAGTAAACAGGATAAACTGTGTCTTCGTTAAATGCTTCCCAGTTACCAGTAGCTTTGATTTGGTAGTACTGAGCACATTGGAAACCACCCAGAAGTGTGTGATCATACTCGATGCCACCATACAAGGGAAGTTCGCCGTTAGGACCAACTTGATCCTCAAAAGCGCTCAGGGGTTTGTTGTAATGTCTGATGTTCTGCATCGACAGACGCAGTTTGTAATCAGCACCAGCGTCGATACACGCAACACCCAGGGCATTACCCCAGGAGCCGGCGGAACGAGCAATGAAGTGAGCGGGGGAACCACCAGAAGCGGTGCCCAGGCTGGCCTCATAGAAGTCCTCAAAGAATTCTGTGTCGTTCTTGACGTAAGGGCCTGTGAAGCCATCATACATTTGCTGCTCAACGTCAGCAGCATTTCTCATAGACTGGAGTCCGAAAGCGTCATCCCCAAGGAATAACTCATCAGCGTCACCTGCTTCGTCATCACAACGAACAACGTAACATACTCCACCATACTCAAGATAGTTGGCGATTGTCCACCAATACTCGTAGTTTTCACGAGTAGGGTTACCAAAAGTTCTCTGCAGTTCAGCTTCTGTCTCGATAAGAATCATCTCATCGACAGGACCCTTCTCGAAAGGTCCAACCATAGCAGCGATGTTGGTAGAAATCGCGTCGGACGTTCCACGGGTAAGATCAACTTCGTTGATAAAAACACCGGGAGATCCCAGTTTAATAGCCGTCATTTGGATTTCTCCGAATACCTTTTAATATTCAAAAGTATTTAGAAAACCCACATTTTGAGGGGTTACGACAAACAATAAAATAAATCATCAACCATACTTATTGGTCAAACCCCTTGTCCTACCAGTAACCATTTCCGCTCCAATGCCAATCACTGGATGGCATTCCATACTCATCAATCTTGTCTCTGTACTTGTCGTATCTGTCAGTTTCCCACTCCACTTTCCACACCTCATTATCGGCAACAATAATGTTGTCAGATGCACCATCTTCAATGAACCCAAAGGGCGACATATCTTCTTCGAGTTGTGACTTATCCCTCTCATAGAGTTCTTCTCTGACACTTTGGTCAGTCATCTCTTTAAAGTAGTCCTGTGCCACAGCCCAGGCGTAAATGACCATGCACATCACCAAGTCATCGTGGCATCCATCCTCAGCCATAAAACTGTCACGCTTTTCCACAAACGTGGTCAATTCGTTGATGATCTGGAAGTCATTAAGGAACACCTTATCAGATTCAATCATCTGTTTCAGGTTAGAACAACCCAGTTTCTTAGGTGCCTTGGCCATCTTTAGACCAAGTTGTGTCTTACCACCAGAGAAACCATGACCCAGAACCTGGCCTGCTCTACCTCTCATACAAGTCATCAACAAGTTCTCATACTCCATATCATAGAAGATGATGGAGGCAACCTGGTCACCAATGTCATTGACCTCAGCCAACAACCAAGCATTATTATACTGACGTGCCACCTGAACAATGATGTCAGGGAACAACATCGGTTTGATTTCATTGTTCCTGTACTTACCAACAATCCTGTGAGGGTAAGCAGTGATGTCCACCAGGATAAAGGCAGAGTAGTCTAACCTCATCCCACGTGACACGTCAATGGTCATCAGGTACTCGTGACCAGGGATGGGTCTCTCATAGATGTCCAGTCCAGCAGAACTGGTAAGTGGATCATCATAACTCATCGTCTTGAGTTTAGATGCACTGATTAGTGTACCAGCCGACCCAATGAAGTCACACTCAAATTCCTGTGCGAACTGTTGTTCACTGGTGTTTGCAATGGTTTCTTCTTTCCACTTCTCGTCACGACCTGGTACCTCTGACCAGTGTGCCTCAATGGCATTGTAACTGTTCCTTCCCTTCTCGGCATCATTCCACAATTTGTAGAAGTGGTTCATCCCGTTAGGGGTAGAAACCATGATTACCTTAGTGGATTTACCTGAGGAGATAGTAGGATAAACAGAACTAAAGAAATCGTCAGCAATGTTGGTAGGAACGAATGCAAATTCGTCCAACATAACAATGTTATAGGAGAAACCACGAACAGCTGAACTAGAAGTAGAAGATGCNGTAATTCGAGAGCCATTCTCAAGTTCGATTGATCCTTTGTTCCAAGCCAGAACACCCTGCTGAAGCCACTTTGGCAGGTTCTCATAAGATGTTTGAAGCTTGGCCATAAGTTCAAACGAGGTCTCTCGTTTGTTGGCCAGAATGGCAATGTTAATGTTGTCACGGAAGATCGCTTGGTGAATAAGGTAGGCAGTAACGGTCACCGACTTACCAGACTGACGAGGCAGTTTACAGATGGTAAATCTATTGTTATGGAAACTGTCAATCAGTTTCTGTTGGAATGGATATGGGTGGAATGGTACGATACCATCATCCAAACTGATGACTTTGATGTACTGTGACAGGAAATACTCTGGGTCCTGTGAGCACTTAATAACTTCCTTTACCTGTTCTTTGGTAAAGTCAATGTTGACACCCCTCTGTTTAAGAAGAGGGTTTTGTTTATACGCGGTGTCCTGTGCCATCACTGTCCTCCTTAATAATATACCAGATGTATCCTGCTACAGCAAACATCAGGATACCAACCATCGCATTTACACTTGGGACAAAATCCATT